AAGGTTTTTGATATGGTTCTATTTTTTGAATAACAATATATTTAGTTCCATTTATTGCCATTCCATTTTCATCAGCATCTACGTGTGTACTATTGATTTCTTCTGCGGTTCTAACAACTATTTTCCCCAATAAACCAATTGGGGCCCATTCTTTACGCTTTGATCGTGGTTGATATTCTTGTTTTGGATTAAATTCTGGGTTAATTTTAAATGTCTCAATTTCATTTATTAAAGTGTTATTCGGAATTGCATTTCCACTATAAATAATTCCCAAAGGAGAGGATGGATTTGGATATTCTGTATAATTTATGTTGTCATTTAATTGAAATACCTTTTTTCGTACCCCATTATCAGTCCATATAAATGTTTTATATTTTTCCTTAAGTCTTCCACCAAATTCATCTTTTACATAGATTCCTGACCATTTTAATTCTGCAGAATCACCTATATAACCAGGGTTTGCTGATACTACTCCAATAATATTTTTATTTCCAATTTCTATTGTATCTGCCGATAATATAGATACAAAAAATCCGCGACGATCTTCTGAATTTGGATTTCCATCGGCAAACTGAAACATTTCAGCAATATCGGCAGGTCCTGTTGAAAAACCACCTTCTGCATAACCCTCTCCTGTGTTACCATGTAATGAAATTGTATTATTTACAGAAGAAGCACTTGAACCAATACTTCCAGCTATGCTAAGCGTATAAGGGTTAGATATTAACCTTCCACCACCACCCATGCTTACACTTGCAAATTTAGTATTTGTATTTGAAACGCCCATCGATAAGCTATAGTCTGCACGAACCTTATTGCCTTGTCCACCAATAGCAGTAGCAGCAACTGCTGAATATAATCCAACAGTTCCTACAATTGTATTAATCTCTCCACCTATGATATTGGAGCCCCAAGCTGGAATAGTTGTTTGATCACCATATATTGTGTTTCCTGAGCCTCCAATGATACTTGTTGATGGTGAATTTCCAGAAATTACATTAAAATAGCCTCCTAAAATTGTTGAATGTGGCGAACCGCCTTGTATAGTGTTTGAAATTCCATTCCCAATAATTGAAAAATGAGAATTGATTGAATTTCCAGAACCATTTAATATCAAAGAACTATCTCCTGATACAGTGTTTATTTTACCTTGGATAACTGTTGAATAAGCCGTTTGTGCAGTATTTCCAGACCCCCAAAGTGTTACTGCGTAAGTATTGGTAGCGGCATTTGAAATTCCACCCGCCCAAGACCCCGTTGAATTTGAAGTATTTTTTAATGTTTGAGTATTGCGATTACGAATTAAGGAATCAGTTCCGGTTCCGCCTGACCAATAAATTGTCATTCCTGAATACATTTGATTCAGTAAGAACCGACCTGGATTTAATGGTTCGGTTTCATCTAATATTTCAAATCCTGCCACTATCTTAAAAAAATTTGTACAATACCATATGGGACAGAAAAGGATTTTACCTTTTTAAGTATAGGATATTTTGTGCCATTTATAGCCATGCCATTTTCATTAGCATCTACATGCGTTCCAGTAATTTCTTCTGCCGTTCTTACATTAATTTTACCAAGAAGTCCAATAGGGGCCCATTCTTTTCTTTTCGATCTTGGTACATATTCAGAATCTGGATTATATTGAGGATTGATTTTTTGAACTTCAAGGTCTTCTACTTTTGCATTTGGAGGTATTGAATCGCCATCATATATAATTCCTTTTGGATTACTTGGGTTTGGATATTCTTTAAATTGCGTTCCATCTTCGTTTTGAAATACTCTAAAGTTTTGTTTTTTTCTATTTGACCAACTATACATTTTATATTTGTCAAAAATTTTACTACCAAATTTATCTTTTAAATAAACTCCTGACCATTTTAATTCTGCAGAATCACCTACATATCCTGGATTAGCAGAGACAATGCCAATAATATTTTTATTGCCAATTTCAATGGTTCCGCCTGATGTTACAGAAACAAATAGTCCTCTTCTGTCTTCATCGTTTGGATTATTATCAGAAAATTGAAACATTTCAGCAATATCGGCAGGTCCTGTAAAAAACCCTCCTTCTGCATGACCAATACCAGTTTGTCCAAATAATGAAATTGTGTTATTTGCTGCTGCTGAAACCGTAGTATTTACTCCGCCAATACTAAGTGTAAATAATTGGCTTGCATAAGCTCCACCACCCATTGCAACAGAGCCAAGTGCTCTTGCAGTATTTCCTATTCCACCCAATACTACTCCATAGTCTCCACTAACAATGTTGGAATTCCCTCCTAAAATAACGGCTCCAATTGGATTGCCACTACCTATAAAGTTTGCATACCCACCTAATATTACAGCATTTTTACCGGCAACACCACCAGAACCACTAATTGTATTTCCTGAACCACCAATGATTGTCATGAAATTAGAATCTCCAACTAATCTATTTGCATAACCACCAATTATTGCTGAATGATTAGAGTTGGAAATAGAATTACTTACCCCATTCGAAATAAAAGAAAAATCACCAACAATTGTATTTCCAGAACCTCCTAATATAGAAGACATACCATTCAAGCCTGAGCTTGTAATCGTATTTTTTCTACCATTAATAACAGTGCTATATGCGGTTGATGCTGTATTTCCGGAACCCCATAAAGCCATTGAAAATGTAGCGGTTGCAGCATTAGCAATGCCACCAGCCAATGAACTTGAACCAGTAGCTCTGTTTTTTAGGTTTTGATTATTATTGTTTCTAATAAGCGAGTCTGTACCTGTGCTTCCTGACCAATAAATGGTCATGCCTGAATACATGTTGTTCAGTGCTATTCTGCCCAAGTTGAGCGTGTCATATCCATCAATGAGTTCAAATCCTGACATAATCTATTTTTGCTTATAAATAGGTAAGTTTAAATTCTTCATAAGTATTTCATCCACGTTATTCTTGTCAAAATATGGTATTTTCATGAGTGTTTTATTAGTTTTTTACTCATATTATATAAAAGTATAAGGCTGTTGAAAATCAATAATGGTATTACCCCAAAGAATTGAAAATACAAAATCAACTTCCGTATCTGTTGTAAGATAAATAGTTGTTGTTTGATTAGGATATATAGAACTTGATGGGTGCTGTGCGACCATACCATAAAAACCTCCGGTTATCCTGCCAAAACTATAAAATCCATTTGCATCTGTTAATACTGTTACAGATGTTCCGGCTCCACCACCAAGAGGATTACTTACAGCACTTGCTACGTTAGGGTCAGTTACAACGTCAGAGCCTAAATCAACAGTTGAATTGCTTGTGAGTACATTAATAGTTACGGCAACATTAGGTATTGGTGTTCCACCAAGAATATTATTGTAAGCATATCCTGATAAAACAAAGTTACCATCATTAGATGAGACGGCATAAACAAACTCGGACCATGTTGTAACAAATTGTTTTACACCAAACATATTAATAAGTTCTTTGGAGTTACCAATACGGTAAAGAAATTCTTCGTTTGGACTTACTGCTACTGCAAATGTTCTTACAAACTCTGCATTACCAGGTTGTTTTGGTGCTCTAAAAGTTGTTGTTTCTCCTGTAAAACTAGTATCACCAGTATTGTAATTTACTTGTACATTATAATAGTCTCCATCTTCAACATTTTTAAAACTAAAGATTGGAGCAAATGTTCTAAGAGAACCTTGCACAGCCGGCTCATCATTAACAACAAAAATATCTGCTTTTTTTGGAGGTACAAAGTATGTAAATGATGCCCCACTAATTGTTGCCCCGCTAAATGTTCCACCTGTAATGGTTTCTACACGACTTGCACTATCAACAAAAGTTGTTGAACTAAATGGCATATCATATAGTTGCACCAATTGTCCTCCGCTGTATAATCTTACGTCTCCCTTGGTTTGATCAACTGGTACTTCAAACATAAATTTAGAATCAATAAAGTATTGAGACTTATCACTAAATAAATCTTGTGTGTATTGTCCGGTAGGTTTTATTTTTTGAGGTAAATTTAACGTATGAGATGTGAGGGCTAAAAATGTTGACCCACTAACATCTTCAATTACTGTATAAAATGGTATTGTAATTGCTGAAATAATATTTTGTGTTGCAACTCTTATTGTATCTGAGGCTCCACTTACTGGAACTATAACAGGAAAAGTTCCACCGCTCAAAGTTGTAACTGTTGAAGCGGAAAATGTTTGATTATTAGATGTAAATGCAGTATATATACCATATTCAATTCGGTATATATCATGTTTCATTTTTGTTGTTCCTGTTAAAGAGTTTGTGTTGGCAGAAAAACCAAAAATTAAACTCTTAATATTATTAAGGTTTGTTGAAATACCATCAGTATTTTGAACATAATATTGAAATGTTGCTCCTTGTGTTACAAATACAGGTACATCAAAACTAAATGGTGTTGTAGTAGTATCGTCATGTTTAACAATAGTATTTGATGTACACACTTGTGACATAGCTGAAAAATTTCCGGCTGTTCTTGATAATATTTGTCTCTCTATTGCCATTTATTATAATCCTCCACCATAGAAATTAACTACTGTGTTTCCGCTTGTATAGTTAGTAGTTGTTATGTAATAATCATTACCTGTTGTAAAATCTCTTTCTTCTTCTGCAAATATTTCACTCAACATTGAGAAACCATAGGTAATAGGTTTTATTTCCTGTGCGGTTGCAGAACCTATTCCAATTGATTGATTAACAACAGATAAATCATCTACAATAGCATTGCGAATAGAGTAAGCTTCACTAACTGGCTGAAAGTTATCATTAACAGTCGGTTGAGCAACGTATCCATATACTATCGGATCAAATTCATCAGGTAAAGCTTTTTGAAACTCGGAACCTGCATTTATACCTTCTTTATAAACAAATTTTTGTCTTTCAAACAATGTATTTCTGTAGACTGTTGCAGTTTGTTCTAAAATAGAAGTCGAAGGAACAAAATCTTGTATATAATTGAAATAATTTCTTTCTAAAAGACTGAGAAGGTCTTCTAATTTGCCAAATGTCAATTTGTTTGAATCTTCACCATTGGTCCATAACATGTATGTCATGTAAATGGATTTTAGAGAAAGATAATTAGAATTATGTTGTGAATATTGCCATGATGTTTTTCTATTTACTGGATTGGTATTATTCGTATAAACAAAATCAAGCCACTCACTGATAGTCATGGCTGTAATATTAGTAGGAACAATAAAATCTGCCCTATTACTTAAAGACCATCCTGATGGTACAGTAGATGCACTATATATTGGGTCCGCGAATGGACTTGTTGTAAATCCAGTTCCTCCCCAAGCAAAATTTTGATAACTTAATTCAAACCATTCTTTAATATCAGATTCGATTGCACCGGCAGGGTCCAAAGCAACCTGAACCTCTTTAGAGTTCATGATGTTTCTTGTGCCGCCTGTTGTGTCTCCGGTATGAACCTTTATATTATCAATAGATTTTGCAGGAGTAAATTCGGGCTTCCATTGATTTATATATTTTTGACCATTTCCACGACCACTTCCACCCTCTTGAAAGATAAATTGTGATGAATCGTAATTAGGGAACCCATCAGGTGCAATTTTATCATTAGGGTTATTTGGGTCAACAACTGTATTGGCTGTACGCTCAATTGTATAAATAAACTCATTAAGACTTACCAAATTATCAGGAGCACCCATAAGTTTAAAAATAAACATAAGAGCATCTCTTGTTCCTTTTTTCTTGTAGAGCCAAACAATGTTGGCGAGCATTTTACGCCAAAGTTCAAAATTGTAATCTTGTAATGTCTTTTCTTCGCTATCTTCAAATAAGAAGTATTCAAATAAATCTACATCACTGAATGCATCATGAAAGTTAAATGAAAGCATTTTGGAGAGTTTGAACATAAATTTGTTCGGAACACTCTCAATGTTGTTTGGGTTAACTGTATGCATAAATGCAAGATTATCTATGTAAGACTTAATCTTGTCAAATTCTTCACCATATGTGGAGATAAGTTTTTGATAAATTTGTGTATCAGTATCTAATTCAATGAATTGTTCAGGAATCATTGTTCTGACCATCCACGCAGTTTCAGTTTCATCTATTCTTGATGCAGCTAATAATAAAGACTCTCGCCAATTATCATAATCAGTACCAATAGTATCAATGTTAAACCCATCTATTTCTCTCGGCCATTCATATGTTTCATATGAATAGGTACGCTCATTATCTACGTCAGGCACTTTAAATGTACCAACAAACGCGACTTGATATTCTAAATTTGATATGTGTCTTTGATATTGAGAATATTTTTCAGGGGAAGGTCTAATATAAAATGGTAATACAGAAGTTGTGCCGGCTGACAAAAATAATCCGTTAACAGTAAATTCAAAAAATCCTGTTGTTCCGGTTTCATATCTGTAACTTGTTATATTATAGTTTGTTGTAAATCCTGTTCCACTTAATTGCACAGTGAACATAGGATAATCTCTATAAAGATTGGTTGTTGTTGTTGTTTCCGACATTCCGGAAACATAGATTAAATTACCTTGATTGGATATAGCTGAAAATGGGGCCTTAAATACAGAGGTGTTGGTAATAGAGTCTCCTGTATAACCAAAAATGGTATTGTCTGTATAATTGGTATTAATAAGAATAGCATAAGGAAATGTCTCAATAACAGAGTTTATGGCCCGAGAAACCTTAGTATAAAATGAACCAAAATACGAATAAGATTTAGGGTCTCTTACATCAGGGTTAAGTTCATTTTCTGCAGTACCTAATACTTGAAGTGTTTCAATTGTTGTTGAAGAAAAACTATCAAGAGTTGAATAGGTTGAAAATGTAATGCCACTTGATAATAATTCCACATTATCAAAGATGTTTGGTCTTTGAATTTTAAAGTCACCAAAGGTGAATACGGAATCTGAACTCGTTATCGGAAATCTCTTATCTTGGCCCGGACCGGCTGAGAAAGGCGAAAGAGTAGAACCTGTATCTAAATTGAGGAATTCGGGCACGTAAAATAGTTTTATGTAAATATCCTGTCAAAAAAATATAAAGTCACGAGTTAACAATATCGTTCTAATAGGAGCTGATTTGTTTACTTACTTTTTTTTTCATGGTATATTTATCAAAAAACAGAAAATACCATGTCGTTTCTCACAAATGAGCCTCAAACCTTCATCAACATAAAGTTGACTGATTCAGGCCGTCGTCAATTATCTCTCGGACAATTGGTTTTTACAAAAGCTGTGTTTTCTGACAGAGAAGTTGATTACAGTGTTGGAAGAACAGCATCGTTTAATATTAATAGAAGTAGAGTTATTTCGCCAAAGGATGATAATCCGGCTTTTACAATTAATTTTGATGGTTCAAATGCTATTGAATTAGTTGGAAATCAAGTAACTTCTGCAAGACAATTAGCTACTGCTACAACATTAACTGCAGGATTTTTCTCAGGAGATTCAAACGCTTTTTCGTATAGAACAGGAGATACATCAATTGTGGGACAAACTACAATTACTTATTCAGGTTCAAGCTTGAGCGGTGGCTATACTCTTAACGTTGATTCTGGAAGTTATACTGCCAAAACAGGAGATTTGATATTTATTCCATGGGAAACATTAGACAATAGTGGTAAAACTTATACAGCTCAATCAACAGTTCTATCAGGAAATCCAGGTACGAGTCTTTGGTATCGAGTTTCAGGGGTAACAGTTGGTGGTTCAGGTGTCGTCGGTTTACTTTTAGACCGGCCAATACCAAATATGAGTGCCGGCACTGCGACGACAATAAAAAAAATCAATTCATATTATTATCCTTATAATGGTATAGAAAATTATTACGGCTCAGCTTCTACTATCTCAACTAATGTTTGGAACATGAATATTGTTCGAACCAATACTGTTGAAGGAGCATTAAATACTGGAAGTGGATTTACATGTTATGGTTCAATTGAATATGCCGGAGCTAAACATTATTTAGGTTTTTCGTCCGATACGAAAGCTTTAGGTATTTTACATTTTACTAATGAATGGTCCGGAAATACTTATGCTGAGCAATTTGTAGAAAAAACATTTAAACTTTCATTGCCTACTATTATGTGGCACAATGTAAGTGATGATACAGGAACAGCTAAAAGTTATGGACTTATTGCATATGATCAATATGGTGATACATTATTTGATGTAAGTGCAAATACTACATTTAGATATTTACGTGATGGTATTGGTTCAACAAGTAAAGTAATTGGAAGGGTATATCATAAGCTTAAGATGGCTGTTATATCTGACCCTGAGTTGCTTGCAGCAATGACATATAAATCTAATAGGAATTATACATTGCCTGAACCAATTTTAACTCTTACAAGCAATCCTAAATTTCCGCTTACTTCCTCTCAAGCCACTGGTCTTTGTACGAGTGGTTATACATATTTTGTTTCTTATATTCCTGAAACTCATAACAGATATATCTCAGGTGCTTCATTTGGCTATCAACCTGTATTACATTGTGAAAATATCAGTGTAATTGAAGGGCAAGATGATGTGAATGGAAATCCACAATACTTAAGCGTGAGTTTCCCATCTAAGTGCTTCCCTTATTTAAGGAGTAGTGCGAACATGATACCAACATCCGCTTATTCAGGAACAGGTTGGAATGCAAATAGTATTCAAATATTGGTTAATCGTCAATTAACAACTGCAGGATACAATAAAGGTAATGTGCCGGCAAGTGATTGGATTCGTATTTCTGATAAAAATGCAACAGGTAATGGAATTTATTCAGCCAATACAGCAGCAGGTGATTTAACGATTGATCCGCTTAAAATAGCCGGTTATAATTTTGTAATATCTTCTGAGGATTATTCAAGTGGTACAACTTATTATTTGAATTCTCATATTACAGGTGGAACCAATGGACTTTACTTTGGTAGTGAATCATTTGTTTTTGGAAATGTAGATGTAGATATTTTGGCAACCACTTATAAAACTTCCATTGTTGCATATGCAAAAAATGATATTTTAAATACAACTAACAACGATACGTTTGATTCTGAATTGGATGATAAAACATATATCACTGAAATTGGTATTTTAGATCAAGACAATAACTTGGTTGCTGTTGGTAAGCCAACGTACCCAATGAGAAAAACAATCGGAAGATTTTTGACGTTTCAACTTGAAATTGATTTTTAATGAGTAATTGGAGTATATATACGTTATCACATCCGTTAAAGCCTAATGAAATTCGTTATGTTGGAGCTACATCTTTAGCTATTGAAAGAAGGAAACAATTTCATATTAGTGATGCAAGAAATAAAAAATATACTCATCATACTTCCACTTGGATTAGAAGTCTTTTAAAACAAGGATTAGAACCAATAGTTGAATTTGTTGATGTTTGTAATAGTGAAGATTGGGAAGAAAAAGAAATTTTTTGGATTAATCAATTTAAAACATGGGGCTTTCGTTTGACCAATACCGCTCCTGGTGGAAAAGGAGTTAGGAATTGCAGTAGTGAAACAAAAGAGAAAATTAGTAAAGCAAATAAGGGACGTGAGCCTTGGAATAAAGGCGTATCTATGTCAGATAAATCTCGTATTAAACTAAGTAGCTCTTTAAAGGGTAAAACTGCTTGGAATAAAGGCTTGGAAATGCCAAGAGGTAAAGATAGTCCTTCATTTGGAACAAAAAGAACAAAAGAGCAATTACGGAAATTTAGTGAAGTGCAGAAAAATTTATCAGAAGAAATTAAAGATAAAAGAATTAAAGCAATAAAGAGGGCTAACTCAAAACAAATCATTCAATATAATAAGGATTTATTTTTCTTAAAAGAATGGAATAGTGCTGCTGATGTAGAACGTGAATTAAATATTAGTCGTTCGCACATTGGTGATTGTTGTACTGGTAATCGTAAATCTGCTGGTGGATTTATTTGGAAACATAAGTTGTAAAAATATTTTACAATATATTTAAAATTAAAAATATAAAATAACATGGGCAGTATCGCTTCGGCATCGACAATTTATGCGACCGCTTACTTAACTGAGCTTGGAAGGAAATACCTTTTCAATAGTAATGATACTCCAAGGTTTACTACTTTGGATAATGGTCAAACCATTGACAGATTAAAAATAGAACGTTTTTCATTAGGTGACACTGATATAAATTATCGTTTAGCCGATCAGTTGGCTTCTGGTGATGTTCCTGATTTATCCGGTGAAAATGAAACTGCGATTAAGGGAACCAAGGGAAGATTCTTGGATAATTTGATTTCTCCAGGTGAAACTACTTTGCCCAAATCAAGTATTGACACAGTTGAATACAAACAAACACAAAATGAAATTGTATGGGATATGGCTACAAACAGAGTTAATCTGCCGGCAGTCGTTACTCAACAGTTAATGACATATATTGATGGTCTTTTAGTAACTGATGGTATCTATAATGTGAGCCCTACGAATTATGGAAAAATTCAAATGGCAAACAATGAACTTATTATTCCAATTAGGGACCCAAATCCAAGTCAAGCAGGATATAGATTAAGAATTTTCTTTCCTAAAACAGGAAACAACTACAATAAAATGGTTTTTCAATTTGAAAAATCAAATAATTTACAACAGGTAATTGTGAGAAACGTAAATACACAGACAGTTACAGTCGCTACGGCAAATGATTCTGTATCAAGATTTTTCTCAGCACGACAATAATTAATAATTCTAACAATGGCAGGTTTATCATTAACAGCACTTAACATTACAAGCAGCAAAGTTCCTTTGGCTGACAAAGCCTTTACTGAGCAAGTTCCGAATACGCGAATTGGACCGGTATCAGTATTGCCATCTAATGTTTCTTTAGAAACAAGTGCAATACAACCACCACTCCCACAAACAGCAGCAATTTGGACTCCAATGACTGCGTTTGATGATGATTTGAAAGCAGCATTAGTGGAATGGATTGATACTACAAAAGAGGGTGTTAAAGTAGCTAAAAATTTTAGTGGGCGTGCTAAGACTATGGAGTTCTTTTTTCAAGGCTCTGCAACAAGGTCTGTACGTCCCGGCGAAATTGGATATTTTAAAGTAACATTTAAATATCCTGCGAATATTAACGTACCAAAAGCTACAAGCGTAGCATCCAACACAAGTACAGCATAATAATTAATATATAATATAGATCATGGTAATAGACCCGAAGTACACCAAAGAAGTTAGTTCAAGCCTAACTGTACAAACAGAAGAAAGTGATGTTAAGTCTTTAGAAGGACGTGAATTGACTTTTACTTTATGCGACAGGGACAACATAAGTAGCAAAAAAGGAAGTTATTTTGTTTCGTTTAATTTGCCAACAACAGCAGATGATTTAGAAACAGGGTCAACTTTGTCAAAACTTTACCCCGAACTTCAACAATTGAATGTTGACAAAATTATCATTTGTCCTATACCAGCTTCACAATATTCAGAATTTATTGATGGAAGATCAATTACTTTTAGAGTTCCGGTAAATGGTGGTGCAAGTCAAACAGATATGTCAGCCATTACAATGTACTCAAGTACATATACAAGTGATAAAATTCTTAAATCTGAAAGAAGTCCTTTGCTTGGTGATAATATTTGTTTTTTATTTTCAAATCAAATTAATAGACCATATTCAGGACTTACAATCAATGAACTCGGTATTACAACATCATTATCTGCAAATACTACATGGGAACCTGATTCAACAAATTTCTTAAAAAGACCATCGGCCACTCAGTATCTTGAAGTTAAAAGATACTTAGAAGCAAACAACGCGGCTACTGATACAAGAACAAATGGTTGGTATTCTGTACCGGTTGGCAGTTCGTATCCTGGTAATCGTGCGGGTTATAATTATGATGTACCTTGTGGCTTTGTTGTTCTCGATAAAGGATATGCTGTAATTACACACACTGGTATTACTGAAAATTTTGCATGGACCTCAGGCTTTACACAACAAAATTCAGCTTATGTTAATGGAGACATTTCAGGTAAAACGGATATTTATTTTACAGGTATTACAAGTACTTCTGATAATTGTGCTGCTTTGACATTTGAAGATATTAACACAAGTTTCAAAACTACTGCAGTTTGTTTGGCTCTACCAAAAGAATTTTACATTAGTAATAATCCTACTTGGGATAGAGAGTCAGCAATAGCAGCTATGGATACAAGTTCAAATGTTGTTTCGTTCGATCCAGTTTATATTTCTGAGGTAGGACTTTATAATGCTCTTGGTGAACTTGTGGCAGTAGCTAAACTTTCAGAGCCTTATAGAAAAACTTATACATCAGTGTTCAATTTTACCATTGATATTGAAATGTAACGTTGCTTTTCAGGGCAATCTCCACGCAAGGCCTTCAAAGAATTTTGAGGGCTTTTGCTTTTTCATACATTTGCTTTAATCGGTTCATGTATGCCTGAATGTTTTCTTTCCATTTAGGGTCATTTTCAGTTAGGCCCGTAGAAAGTGCTTCAATGTATTCAGGTGGCGGTAAATAATTGTGCTTACGTATGTAGTGAACTATCATTTTTGGAGCCTCAAAAATAATGCCGTCTTTGGAACAAATTCTAATTGAATAACTACTACGTTGTTCTTCTTCTACCGGCCATGGGTGTCCATTTGGATAACACAATTCACATACATGCCATCCGGCAGTTAATTTGCTTGGTTTTATGCTTTCTAATTTTTTAACTAATTCTTCATTGACTTGGCCAGTATTGAAAGAATGTTTCTTATCAAGCCATCCAACATATTTAGCTCCGGTTGGCTCATTTACGCCAAATGCTCCTGTTTCATCTGATAGGTTTGCACGATACATAGTGTTTAAACGTGTGAACAGGTGAAAAGTTACAAGGGTTGACATTTTGAGGTTGTCCCGTTTATTTTATATCATGATATTAGCATTGGACATTAGTACAGCAATTGTTGGCATTTCAATTTTTGATGAAGAATACAAGCTTCATGAGATGTCATTTTTTAAATTTGGAAAAAAACGAAGTATTTTTGAAAAGCTTTCGGATTTTATAGATCACTTTGAAAAATATTCAGAGTTAAATTTTACAAATATTGCAATCGAAGAACCGTTAAAGAAATTTGCCGGTAAGTTTAGTAATGCAGATACTATTCAAAAGCTTACTCAAATGAATGCACTTATTAGTGGGTATCTATATACCAAACACAAGGTTGAACCGGTGTATTATAATGTGCAAACTGCTAGGAAAACAGCTTTCCCTAATCTGACAATTCCACAAAGTCACCCATCTAAAAAAACATTGATTTGGCAGGCTGTAATGGAGGCCGAACCTACTTTAAATTGGCAATATACCAAGGGCGGCAAGCTAATTGAGGGTACTTTTGATATGGCTGATAGCTATGTGGTTGGTTCTGCCCATATTGTATCTCTGATTAAGCAAAAATCTGCCAAGAAAAATCTAGTAATAGAAAAAAGCAAATAAATGCTTATATTTGCTAAGAATGTCTCTTAGCAGTATAAAATCTATAGTTATTTCCATGCTTAAAAGGGCCCTAAAAGACCCTAAGAAAGACTATGAGGATTTGTATGAATACGAGTTCAATTGTCCAAGCAAGCAGTGTAAAAACGACAATAAATTTAATCTAAACTTTAATCCGGAGCTGAATATTTTCCGTTGTTGGAAATGTAATTATCGTGGCTTTGTTCATCGTATTTTTGAAGATTATGGTACTGAAACTGATGTTATTAGGATACATGAGCTTGTAAAAGATAAGAGCAAAAATCATAAACATGAAAAAATTCATAAGGAATTTGATGAAAATTTGACCTGTGAATTACCTGAAGGATATAGACCGCTTACAAAAAAATGGCCTTCCAAATATTATTATAAGGCCATGCAGTATTTAGAAGGACGCCGTGTAGATACTGATATGATTCGAAAGTTTTCTATTGGTTACACTGAGGATGGTCCGCGAAAATTCAGGATTATAATTCCATCTTATAATAAAAATAATGACATTAATTATTATGAAGCTCGTGCTTATTTGCCTTGGATTAAACCAGCATACCATAAGCCGGACGCTGAAGTTGTAGCGAAGAACGATATTATTTTCAATTACAAAAACATTGATTTTAATTTACCTGTTTATTTGGTGGAAGGCCCATTTGATATGTTGCCTATGTATAATTGTATTCCTATGCTTGGCAAAGAAATTTCAGATGCACTCATGGCTAAATTGGTTAAGCACAAAACAAAAGTAATTTTGTGTTTTGATGAAGATGCACTTAAGGATTCTATTGAATTATATAATCGGTTTATTGAATGTGGTATTGATGTTTATTTTGTAGAAATTAAGGATGATATTGCCAAGTATTATGAGAAACATGGCAGAGAAGCTCTTATTGAGCTATTGAGAGCACATCGTAAACTTGACCTAAAGTATATTATGAACCTTATCATGAATGATACCAAAAAAATAAAGAAGAAAAAAATGGATGATAAGTTTATACAGCGAGAGTGGGAAGCTCTTAAAAAGAAATTTTTGGAAGACTAATGGAAAACAAAACCGATAAATTACAAGAAGAATTTGATGAATTAACAAATCAAATGCGTCAATTAAAAGAGCGACAAATACAACTCCAAATTGCAATGGAGAATATAGAGCAATTAAATTGGCAACAAAAATTTAAGGATTTAGTTGGAAAATACATATTAGATTTAGATCAAGATATGTGTGAAGATAAGCAATATTATTATATTAAAAACTATAATGAACAAACACAAAAATTAAGTGGTGTTACTGTTTGTTTGTTTCCAAACCATAGAAATGTAATTGATGTTTTTTGTTGCGATGCATCTGATTTAGAACATTTGTGTGAATGCCAAGAATGTACAAGGACGGTGTTTCAACAAAAATTTAATCAAGTACTTACGGAAATAAACGATTCTTTATACACAACTAGAACTGTTTTAATTGAAAAAAATAATGGAAAATCTGACCAAAATGAGGAAGAAGATTGATAATAATCAACGCACTCTCGCCTCCATGAAAGTAAAACGCAATGAGCTTTTGGAATCTATTTCATCTAAAGAAGAAGAAATAGAAAAAATGAAAAAAGAATTGCATTCTTTAGAAATGGGTAATCAAATTGAATACTATAAAAAATTAGTCAATAGATTTTTTAAGTTTACACCATCACCAGAAGAATATGATGATTACCCATATCAAACGAACATAAGTGCAATTTTACAATTTGATGAAAAGGCATTAACAGTAAGAGAATTGACTATATATAAAAATCTCGATGATTCATTTGATTTTCAAATAATCAATGTAAACATTGAAGAAAATAATGAGTATTATGAAAATCCTTCTTCTTTTGTTGAAGTGCCGAAAAAAGAATTTGATTTTTTTCACAATGCCTGTTTAACATTTTTGAATTCTGCCAATTTGAATAGTAGAAATGTTCTTGTAGAAAAACGTAAAAAACAATTAGCATGACTATTGACGAGAGCCAAGAATTTGTAATACAAAAATTCCTTGAACATGAATCTTGGGAGGACCGGTATATGCATATTATGGATTATGGTGATGGGGCCGAAAAAATGCCGTCTGAATATAAAACTGAAAATAATATTATTATAGGTTGTCAAACAAGGGTTTGGATTCATAGTGTTCTTGAGGATGGAAAAATGAAAATATGGGCTGATGCAGAAGGGAAAATAATCAAGGGGCTTGTAACTGTTATTGTAAACATTTTCAATAATCAATCTCCAAAAGAAATTTTGGCATCAGACTGTAAATTCATTGAAAAAATGGGTTTTGGACAATTTTTATCCGTTAACAGATCAAACGGTGTCCTCCTGATGGTGCAGCGTATATTGGAAGATGCCAATAAATTCATCAAACAGCTCGAAACTAAACAGGTATAGTTTGAAAAGTTGCTAGAAAAATTTGTTCACGTCCTATAAAAAGGCTATTTTTGCTATTATCTTAATAGTATTTCATGGCTTATAAACAAATTGTACAATTATCTGATATTCACATCAGATTTGGTAGTCGTCACGAAGAATACATAACTGTATTACTTGAACGCACCATTAATGATGTTAGGGCTTTAAGGCCGCGACGAATAGTGGTAACTGGTGATTTGTTTCACATTAAAATTAACTTATCTCCTGCCGCGATTGATATTGGTGGTGCATTTCTAAAAATGCTTTCTACCATTGCACCGGTTGATGTTATTCTTGGTAACCATGATTTGAATATGCAAACCTTGGCACAAGGAAATGCTATTGAGCCTATTATTAAGCTGCTTTCGAATGGTTATACCATAACTAAGAACAATCCGGAATTGCCAATACCAGATGCCGGACATGGAATTTATTTTTACAAGGATTCAGGGTTTTATGATGTTGATAGTGATTTGGTTTATGGTGTTTATTCTTGTTGGGATAGTGAAATTTTTCACTTAGAGAAAAAAGAGACTAATAAAAAATACATTGCATTATTTCATGGGCCCGTATATGGATGCTTGGGTGATAATGGATATGAAATGAAGGGTGATGATTTAGTTAAGTTGTCAACTTTTAATAACTATGATATGGTTATGATGGGTGACATTCATGAATATCAAGCCTTTGAAATGAATGGTGTAGAACGTATTGCATATCCTGGTAGTTTAATTCAACAGAATTTTGGTGAATCAATGTGTAAGGGTTATATCGTTTGGGACACTGATACTTGTACTCATACACGTCGTTTTATAATGAACGATTATGGTTATTGTCGTCTCAATATTTATAAGGGTGAAATTTGGGAAGATAGATTAGAATCATTAACTTTTTCTGTTAATAAGAAAAAGACAAAAATAGATATTGTTCTTCATGATGATGAAGAAAATTATTCTGTTGAAAAGCTTAGTCAGATTGAAAAATATATTCGAGATAGACATGGATGTGAAAGTGTAAGTGCAGATTATGAAACAATCAAACGAACTATTTCCGATAGTTTAGATGAATCAGAGGAGATTGATGTAAAAGATGCTGAAAGTTCCGAACGTCTTCTTCGTGAATTTTTAGATAAAAATGAATACGATAACGTTGATGATGTTATTGAGTTAAATAAAGAAATTGATTTAAAACTTAATATTGAACCAAGCCCTACTCATGGTTTGCGTATTGAATATGAAAAAATTGAAGTTAGTAATTTGCTTTCTTTCCCTGAGGCTGTTACTACATTTGATTTAGAACGTATTAAAGGTCTTACCGGTATTTTTGGAGAAAACTATAATGGTAAATCAAACTTAATGAAAATTTTTGTTTGGATTTGTTATGGTAAAATGCCTGGTGATATGGAAAGTTCCAAACTTGTTAATCTTTATACAGAGAGTAATAAGGGTTGGGGAAAAATTACTTGGAGAATAGCCGGTGTTCAATATTATGCATACCGTGCTATTACGGTTAAAGTTAAAAAAGATGGCACGCCTGATGTTAGTTACGTCATTGAGTATAAAAGATTTGAAAATGTTGTTGATGAATTGACCGGAGAAGCGGCAATGAAATGGGTGGATGTGGAGTCTGAAAAAGCTGCTACCGAAAAGAAAGAAAAGAAAAAACGTATTATTGATTACATAGGAACCTATAGTGATTTTATGGTATCTGCTATGCAGACTAACGATGAATCATATCTTAGTCTTGGGCAACAGCCAAAAAACGATTTGATAAATAAATTTTTAGGTCTTGAGATTTATCGCGAGAGATATGATTTTGCTAATGAGACTTTTAAAAATATTAAGGCCAAACAAAAAGCATTGCCAAATCCTACTGAGCTTATTGCACAAATAGAGGAGTTGAATAAAAAAATAATAGCCAATTCGGAATCATCCGAAAAACTCAATGCTGAAAAGATTGAAAATAGTGGTAAAATTGATGCATTCCAATCTCATATTCTTGAGTTGACAAAAAAACTTCATAAGATTGAAGTGCCAAAAGAAACTAATCAACAGGTACTTAAAAAACAAATTGAAAATATTCAAATTTCAATTAAACAACAACGAAGTAAACTTGATGAAAAATATGAATGGCTCCGAGCAAATTTCAAGCGTGAACTTCCTGAAAACTTAAAAACACTTAATCCAAAAACCATTTCTGATAATTTAGAGAAAGAGCGTAAGGAATTTGCTAATGAAAAAGAACGTTATTCTAAAATAGAATCTTGGCTTAAAGAAAATGAAAAGCGTGAGGTTGTTCCTCAAGAACCAATAGAAGAAAATATTGCTAAGGTTCGTGCAGCATTGGCAAGCCTTGATGATAGATTAAAAATAGCTAAAGGTGAAAAATGTCCTACATGTAATCATATAACTCATGAAGCAAATCCTGAGTTAGAAAAAAAGACCCTTGAAGATATTGAGCGTGGAAAAAAAGCACTTAAGCTTGACCAAGATAAGCTTATAGTGTGCAAAAATAATGTTATTCATAATACAAAAATAGATAATGATACTGCTACTCTCAGTGCTTTAAAAATGTCTATGGGTGCTCGTCATGCGAACATTCAAAACATGAAGCAGAACTTAGAGCTTGCTTCACAAAAAACAGAAATTGATGCACATAACACACAAGTTGAACGTGAGGCTGCTGAATCTGAGGCAATGCGAACAAAAATTGAATATGACGAAAAAGAGATTGAAAAAATTCAAGAACAAATAGCAACGCTTCAAAAGAATGAAATTTATATTACTGAAAACAACTCAGTTAATGATGATATTTCCGCTATCAAAGAACAAATCAGTGTACACAAGAGTATGAATTTACACTTGGACAACAAAATAAAAGAGTGTACATCAAATTCAGGAGCATGGAATAATGAATTGGAAAGTTTAAATGAAAAACTAACAACCATTAGAGAAACAGAACGTATCTACAAAAAATACTCAGTGTATTTGCAGGCCGTAGGACGCGACGGAATACCGGCATTAATTATTCGCAAGAAACTTCCTATTATTAATCATAAAGTTAATAGCTTGCTTAAGAGTATGGTTTCATTTAAGGTGGAATTATATATGAAGCCAAATGGAGATGTAAAAGAACAATTTTATTTTAGCGACAAGAAAACGGATACATTACCTTTATCCATGGGTTCAGGGTCTCTTAGATTTATTACTAATACAGCAATAAGTGATGCTTTACATTTTGCGAGCACTCTTATTAAACCTTCTATAAAAGTAATTGATGAAGGTTTTGATACTCTTGATAATAAAAAATTAATGGAGTTGAATTCAATGTTTGATTATCTTAAATCAAAATATAAAAACATTTT